GCTTTCTTTGGTCTGGAGCCTGTCCGTAATCTGCGCTTGTAGCAGCTGCGGTAATCTGTGATGCCTTTAATTGTCCTTGATTAAAAGCCATTTTATTTCACTCCTAAGTTAGTTTTTAGCTATTCTACCAACTCGTCCAGCACTCATAATTCTATCCCATACTTGGTCTCCTTCAGACTTTTGTGGTTGTTCGCCACCCTGAAGCACACCAGCTGGTTTAGGAATTGATTTTGTTTTTCTGACAGTTTCCAAGTTTTCACTTTGCTTTGCACCTTTGCCTTCATTTTCTTTCCACACTTTAATAAGTGTTTCAATAGGAAGATTAGCTTTTGGTGTTGTAGCAAATTGTAAAAACCTTTCAGCATCGTCTGCACCTAAGTTGTGCTTACTTACCAATTCTGTTTTTAAATTATTCATCGCCATCTGACCTTGTAGTTTAGCTAGTTCGTTATCTACTGTTTCATGTACAAGCTTTTTCTCTTGACTTACTCTAAATTTGTAAGATTCTGAGTCAGGCTTGTAGTAGGCGTCCCAAGGGTCAAAGTTATCTGGGGTTGTACTTCCCTCCATACCTTTGTCCTCAACTGATTCTCCAGAAAGACTTTTCTCAATGACGTTGACTAATTCTGGTTTTTCAGATAAGACTTGTCTTAACTGAAGTAAATCACTACTATCTTGTTTTAAGTTTTCGTGTTCTGCAACCTTTTTGTCATACATTGATTGAAACTTTTTAGCTTCTGCTTCCCAGTCTACAGATTCAGATGCTTCCACACCTTCTTCTACGGTCTCTTCTTGAAATGAAACTTCTTGTTCCACTGCAGATTCGACAATTGGGTCTTGCTGTTCAACCTGTTGTTGTTCTTGTTCTTGTGCCATATTTTTTTTCTCCTAACCCTGATTTAGTCCTAAGACTCTGAACCAGGCTCGTTATTTTCTTCTTCCTCCATAGAAGCTTGCATTTGGTCAATAATACTTCCCAGTTGCATTACCTTTTCTTTTTCTTTAACTTTAGCAGAAGAAGTAATCTCATTTAAGTTGGATTTAAACTTCTCAACTTCTGTACGTTTTCTAGCTGATACCATCTCACGTTCAGATGTCTGTAAGTCTCCGCTAAGTTTCTTCACTTGATTTTCAAGCTGTGTAATATACTGTTGCATTTGTGCCATACGCCCTTTTCTCTGAAGGACACCTTCTTTGTCAAAGATTTCAGTTTTCTTTAAAACCTCGACATCATCTACCAGTCCAAGTTTATACGCATCAAGATACATATTGTATTCAGATACCTTGTTGCTAGGCAAAGTTGAACCTGATATAACGCGAATATCATGTTGACCAAGTTGAATATCATTCTGTATGGTTAACAATTCATTTCGCTTATCATCGTACATTCTCATATTAACTGAAAATTCAGTAATATCGTTGTTTGGTTGTACAATTCTAAAAGTTTTTGCAAACTTATAATGGTCTTTTGCTAAGTTATAAACAACTTGACCGACCATTGATAAACTTGCCTCAATATCTCTTAACTTTGATTTACCTCTTGATTCTCCCATTTCTGATAAAAGCATAGTACCTCTAACAGATTCAGGTGCTTGGTCTTTAAATCCTTGTAAAAGTTCAGGTATACCAAAGTTTAAATCTATATATTTTTCTACCCTATCAATTAAATAATAAAACTCACTAGTAAGTGGAGCTGGTTGTGGGTAATGTGGTTCACCAAACTCTGGGTTATATTCAATAACCGCATTTGGATTAGCCCAATCTTTTTCTAACTGACTAACACTATCAACACTACCTTCTGGAATTAAAAGTTTTAATCCAGCAGCAGATTGAGCGTGTGACAAGGTTAGAGAAAATAACTTATTTAAAAGTCTTTGTGAATCTTTAACCTTGTTCACATCTGATTTTGGATAGGGAGTATTAGTCCAAATGTTTGTAAATGGAACAATTGGATATATATCAGTGTTTAGAATACGCTCATAAAGTAAAGTATCTCCAATGCTACTGCATTGAGCAATTCTTGTTTGCATAATTTCTTCTATCTCTATAGCACCTCTTTGTACAGCTTCAATAGTCTGTTCATCTTCTATAATAATATTATAGGTATCAGGGTCTATAATTTTTTCACTTCCATCTAGAGTGTTAAATATTCTATAGAAAGGAACTTTTATCTTGTAAAATCTATCAAGTATTTGATATTTTTGATTTACATTATAATCTAAGTCTTTTGCTTCAGCAGGAGTTAAAACATTATTACTGTTTTTTAAATTAGATGTTGGATAATCTTCTCCATATAAAGAATTAACACCAACTTCTATATCATCAATGAACTCTTCCATTTGAGGATATAGGTCTAAAACTTGCTGCCTGGTTAAAAAAGTAGACAATATCATTCCTGATGCATCATTAAAAAACCTATCTCTTGATGCTGGGTCTACATATACTCTAAAAGGGTCTACGTGCGTATACTTAACTTCACCTCTTCCATAATCTGCTTCAGGGTCAACATATACATACATATATCCCAGTCCAGTAACAGCATAATCGTGAACAACTTGCTTGAAAGTACTATCTCCATTAGATATATCCCAAACATATTCAAGTATTGTTCTCCAAACATTAGCTAGTTTGTTATCTGAGTCTTCTCTTGCAATAACAGAAAATCTTGCAGGTCTTGCTGTAAGCAATGATTTTAATTTGTCAACAGCAGCATATACTCTATCTATTACAAAATCAGCTTGCCCTACTGCTTGAAGTGCATCTGATTCGTCGTTACTATAATGATTTCCTAGAGTAAAGTCTACCGCGTTTCTTGCTTCAGCGTCCCATTGTTCTCTTGCGTCTCTCCAACGTCTAAACAATTCTTTTGAAATCTGAGGCTTTGATTTGTTTTCGTCGTAATTAGCCATAAACTCCCAATTTAGTTTTTAGTCTAAAAATAAAGAATTTTATGTATTAAAGTCAAGTAAAAAATTATATTTTTTGACCAGTAACCCAGTTTATGACTCTTTTAGCCCTACTTTCTTCTATTTTATTAATTTTGTTTTCTAGCTTATCTGCGTCGATTGCAGAACTTTTAGGCGGTTTTGCTGTAGTGACAGCATACCAAAGTCCGTCAAGGAGGTCATCATTTCTACCTTTTGGAAACTCAAACATTTCATCTATTAAGTTTGCGTGTTCTTTCTTGACAAACATCTTTCTTCGATTGACAATAGGACAAAGCAATGCTTCTAACCTATCTTCTTTTTTGATACCAGCTGGAGGTCTTACACCTTGAGATAGTCCTGGTGCTAGCTTTCTATCTTTACCAACAAGCTGGTTTACATAATCTTTTATTAATCCTTGAGCACCAACCTTTTCAACATTTACCCTTCTAACAGGGTGGTATTTCTTAGCCATATCAACAATTGTCTTAGGCATATCATATAAAGGAGAATGTTCTCTATAGTAGTCAACAACATATACATTTCTATCACTATCAATTGCAATAACCATAATTACTTGGTAGTCACTTCTTGCATTTGCCTCATATGCTAAGTCTACTCCCATATAAACATTTACAGGTATAGCAGACTCATCTATCATCATATAGTTAAAACCATTTCTTTCTACTAAGTTTCCTCTATAATAATTAATTCTGTCAATATGAAACTTTGCACTTTCTAAATCTCTAGCTTCATTTAAATACTCTTGTGCAAACTTATGAACAAGTCCCATTTCTGTAAACCTTCTTTTAATGTCCATAAGTTTTTCTTTTGTAAAATAGCTAGGCCATAGAGGTACATCGTCTACTATAGCCTTTTTATATAGCACATTCCAAGCAGACTTTCTATCTTCTTTTTGCGCTTGAAGATATCCATCGTACACTCCTTGTAGGAATGAATCGTAATGGACTATCGTACCAATAAGCCATATTGACCCTTCGTTTTCTTTGGAGTTTTCCAAAGCGGGTTCTACTGTTGACATTACCCATTCTTTAATCTCTCTTCTTCTTTCTGGTGTTTTCGTATTTAATTCTGATTCAAAGTCATCAAGAATAATATTTGTATATCTTAATCCTAATTGAGAACGACCACGTAAACGTTGAGATGTACCTTTTGCAATGATTCTATCTCCTCTAGCAGTAGTAAATTCTTTTTCTGTCCACTTACTACCTTTTAAGTCACCAAAGTAGTATTGTAATGCAGGATTAATATCTATATGATTTTGTATATACTTAATATGGTCAATAGCCTGAGATTGTTCTTCAGAGACCCAAGCAATAAATTGTTTTCTCTCTGGAGGAGAAAAGTACAGTTGATGTAATAAAGCTGTTTTAGCTAATGTTGATTTAGCGTGACCTCTAGGTAATATTATACAAACACGTTTATCTTCTCCTAAAAGTATTTCACTTAGCTCATACTGATAAGGAGCAGGAGTTGACTTCATAAAATCTTCTGGTAGGAACATTTGACCAAAAGTGACAATATCCTTTCTTGCCAACTCCAATGCTTTTTCTTTTGCAGATAAGTCAGGTGGTATGATATTAAAATTTTCTGGCTTCTTCGTATTCTTTTTCATAAACTCTATCCATCATAACCATTGTTTTAGGTGAAAGCCAATCACCGTCAGGAACTTCTGTAAACATACTAGAACTTTGCCATAGCAAAGGTCCAGCTACATATATCCAACATTTTTCTTTTTCTTTTGTATCATCTAAAATAACATTAGCTGTTGTTCTAATGTATAAACCATCTTTTGTAGATTCATACATATCATACATATTTAGTTCTTCATCAGTAACATCAAGGACTTCTACCACCGCACCTTTCCCTTTTTCATTCTTTATTAATGCTGGAAAATGTTTGTGTCCAGGAAATACTAGGCTAAATCCTTCGACTTTACCAGTATCTTCAAATCCTCTTCTTAACGTACCATAAACTGCTAGTCTCATGAATGACCTACCTCTCTAGGTATACCTACATCTGTAATACCAAAAGATGTGTTATATACTGTTAAACAATTAAAACATTTTACGTGAGTAGTATCTCTTTTCTCCTTGCTATACAAGAATACTCCAGTTTTACTCAATCGATAATAACATATATGACAACGTTTATTTTTCGTTATCGATTTTAACTTCCGCCAATTTTTTGTGTTGGGACCCTTGAATTGCATTTAGTTGCTCCTGTGTAAAACCTTGGAATAATGTAACTGACTCTGTAGTCTTTTCTGTATCCATCATTCCAGATATTTTCATTAAAGTTGTTATTGCTGTAATCTTATCTCTGTCTGAAGAACCTCCTTTGTCTATGATGTTCCTCATTTCTTCCAATAAGTAGGTAGGAGTAATCTCAGCTTCATTCAAGTATTTATCTATTTCTTCTCTAATCAATTTTTTTACCCTATCGGTTTTTAATAATAGTTTTGCTTGAGACTTAGCATATTTTTCATTGTTACTAGGAAATGCTTTCATGTAAGCTTGTACAACGTCATCTCCTTTTGCTACATACTTACCAAACAAAAACTCTTTATCTGTTGCATGTTTTCTTTCTCTTTTTCTAACAGAAGGAGATTTACCTTCTGTAGAGAACGTATGCATATTGGTTTTCATATCTCCTTCCATTCTAACTCTAGGACTACAAATAAAAGAACCCATAATAGTTCTAATAAATGTAGTCTCTTTTTTTCTATCGTGTTTTTTTAACACACCTAGATGTAGAACTTGGCATACTTGACCATCGTCAGTAACTACCCAATCACCTGTATTTGAATGACGCCAATCTGTTGACAAAGAAACACTTTCGTGATACTTTCTAAACTCGTCGACGTCATCATACAAATAATGAGTAACTCCCTTTACAGTACGTTCTCTCATAATTTAACTATTTTTCCTCTTTATCGTCAACATCTTTTTCAAGCTCGTCGATAACGAAGCGAATGTAGTTATTAGCAAGGAATCGTAGTTCATTAGCTTGTTGGTCTAATCTCATCAATTGACCAGCAAGTTCATTAGCTCTATTGTACTGAGCTTGTGCTTCTTCTGTTAAATCAGAATATAAGAACTCGATTTCTTTACCATCATTCATTATTGTTAGCTTTTGTTCTTTTTCAGCCATGTTTCCTCCTGATTATAATGGTCTTACCATTGGTGGTGCATATTCTTCTAACTTACGATGTAGTTTTTCTAATATTACTACATCTGCTACATTATGGTCGTAAACGTATTTCATTGCTTTTTCATCGCCCCATCTAGCTTTTTGCCACATTTCTGGTTTTACTCTTGTTTTACCAGCAATACCAAAAAACTCTGTAGCTGCTTGTAATGATGAGCGATGTAGCTTTAATTTAGATTTTACTACATAATACAGGTCTTTATGTGACTTTTGCTTGTATAGTGGGAAGAATGTTTTATGATATAGTGCACGTGTTCTAATAAACGGAATATCAAAACGAGTACCATAATATGTAAATATTACATCATATTTATTCATTTCTTCTACTAAAAGCTCTACAATGCGAGCATCTTGCTTTTCAGACATCAACTCTTCTTTTGTAATTTTAGCTCCAGCAACTTCTTTGTCACCTCTACCTTTAATACACCAAGACAACATAACATCGATATTAGCACTAAATCCAGTAGATTCAATATCTAGGTATCCGATAGTCATCTCATGTCCAGTTGTATATCTGGTAGGTTTTCTTAATCCTAAGGATTCTATTTTACGAGATACTGCTTTATATGTTCTATTATATCCAGCAATACGTATTTCTTGATACAGAACAAATGCAGACTTAGCAGTACGTTCATACTGGTCTAAGATTCTGATTTCATCTTCTGTCCATTTTACTCCAGGCATTATTTACCCCATTTGTTTTGTTTGACTATCATTGCCATCACTGCATATACTGCAATATCTATAAAAGCATCTTCTATTGGTTCATTCTTTGCTTTCATATTGTGGTTGGTTGACAAGTTGATTAGTCTGTTTATCTTATCATTCATCCTTACAATGATACCAAATAAGGATTGATTGACTTCTTTTTCGTTTTTCAACATGGTACCTAATGCTATATTGCCAGGACCATAATCAAATTGCTTTTCACAGAATGTTCTATACATCTTGTTTAAAAGAACTTGAAATTCTTGCTCAGTTTGAGGGTATACTTCTTTTATGAAGTTTATTTCATTATTTTTTTTCGGCATCTTTTGGAAAATCCTCCATATCTTTTACATTTTCTAATTCACGTATTAACTTATCCCAGTTAAGGTTTTGACGTATCTTTTCTAATTCATCTAGTTCTTGTTGTAATCGTTGCACTAATGCTTGATTACCTTGTTCTTTTGCTTTTAAGATTGCTTTTTTGATGTCTTCCATAGATAGTCTCCTATTCCTAGTTGAAATAATCCGTTTGATATAGCGTCAATAAGGTTTTCTTTGTGTTCTAACCCATAATTGTAGAATATCGCGTGTAATACTTCATGTATTAGCGTTTCTTCTTTTCTAGATTGATGTATATCAGTATTAATAAGTATGATATTGTCTTTTACCATATGTCTACCATACAATTCTTTACTTTCATCTTCATGTGTTAGTGGTAATTCTACTATTTTGTACAAATGACCACCAATAGTTAATTCCATTGCTTTTTTTTCTTGTTTTTTACTCATAATACTCCCATATTAATTAATTGTGTATGCAAATTAAGTAAATATTCCTACACAAGTCAAATATTTTTTAAAAAAAATCGCACGACGTGGTAATGCTCTAGATTCTAATGCTCTAAATATCGCTAGAAATACAAAAATATAAAAAAACCTTGACCCAAGTAAGACAAACAGGGTAACTTTAACAGTCCGAAGGACGAAAAAAAACACTAATGCTCGTTGCTCTTGAATAACATAGAATATTAAATCTATTTCCTACATAATGCTCGGTGTTCTAGAGAGGGTCTTAGCGCAAAATTTTTTTTTCAAAATTTTTCTAGTCGTCGTTTTTTACCACCTCACCAGTTTTACCCCCGAAATTTTAACTTAGTTGAAAAAATCGCATAATTTTGTGTGTGGCTTTTGTTTCCATAAAGCCGCCCGGTCTTTTTCTAGATTGGAAATTGTAAATTACGTTGAAAATTTGGTTTTTGGTTATATATGTTGATTTTTTTAATTACTTAGAACACAACTTTTTTTAATTATTTTGTAAATAATACTTGCATCTTGTTTATAATATATATAAACTCTTTCATACGCGAAGCGTATTAGTTATTTAACAATTAGAAAGGACAAAACATAATGACTAAAAAAGACTATGAAGCAATAGCAAAGATGTTCCACCCTTATACTGCAGCCTCTGATGGCATCAGATTACTAGGTAGTACCACGGTATTTGCGGCGCATCTTATAGAGTACATGGAAAAAGATAACCCAAACTTTGATAGGCTTAGGTTTATGAAGGCGGCTGGGTTTGCATTAGACCAATGCGAAGCAATTCATGAAGTACTGACTGAGGACGATGAAAGTGAATATTATGTAACACCTTCAGGAATTCAAAGGGATGTATGTTGTGAACATGATGGAAATGGTTGCGGTCATTAATATAAACAACGGCGGGGGCTTCGGCCCCTGCCACAATGAAAGGAAATTAAAATGGGATTATTAGTAATATATGCATTGTTTGTAACGTTTTACGCAGTTGGTATGACAATTGAGTATGCAAAGGTTACAGGATACAACAGAGGCTATGATGCAGGTCAAAAAGACTGTTGTAAATAAACAAAGATACCCTGGGGCTAACACCCTGGGGTATTTTTTTTAGTACATAAAAAATAATATAACAGCTCTAGAGCTAGACTATCGTTCCTCAGTCTAGCTCTAACCCCCGACGATTTCTAAGGTTTTAGGGGCTAGATTCCTAGCCCCTAGAGATACCCCCGCCGACTAAAGCGGGGGCTAACTGATTATAACTCAACTGATTCTATCTTGATAGATAGTCTTGGATAACAATCAACGTCTTGTTTTTCGCCGTCAATTGTTTTCTTTTTGGAATATACAAAGTCATCTTTGTACTTGCGAATTAATTCGTTCCCTTCGGCAACGTTTAACACGTCTTTATTATTGATAATATCAACCAAACGATTCATATCTTTCTGAACCGCTTTGTCTTCTTGAGATGCCAAAACCTTCGACGCATTCTCAAGTATACGCCCTTCGTTTGAAGATGCTTCAAGAACTTCAATTCCCATTGACTTTAGTTGTTCTTGTGTCAAACCACTTTTGGCTAGTAGTTTGGCGAAAGCATCTGTTTTTAACTTATTACTCATACCCTAAAATTGACGATTATATACAAGAAAGTCAAGGATTATCTTGTCTTTTTATATCTTTTTTTGTCTTGACCGACTGAGCGGTCGGCACCACCTAGCTAGACTCGAGCTCAAGAGCTAGACTAATTCTAGTCTAGCTCAGTTCCCCCGACAATATTGTCTACGCTGGACAATTGAGTTCTGGTTATTGTCGCTAAAATTTTGTAAGTTCAGATATGAAAAAAGACCCGATAGCAACCAAGTCAGCGACGATTTCAGGCGTAGCGTCGGGCGAAAGGAAATAATATGAAAACTATAAAAAAGACTATAAGCGACCCGTGTCCATGTTGTAAACAACGTTGGACTAGAGAGATTGACGTTCCTGCTCCTGTAGACGGAATGACATTCTATGTCGTTATGAATGCTAGACGTAAAGTAGACTTGACAATAGAGTTCCACGACGTAAGAGATACTAGTCGAAATGGAGACACAGACGTAGTCACGGACATCTCTTTCAATGATGCCATCGTCTTTATATCTGTGTTCGCACAACAAAACCTAAAAGACGATACATATCTACGTGTCGAGTCCAATATTATGGACACTTATGAGATAAGCGACAGACGTATAGTATTAGACGCTAACAACATACAAGACGCACTTAAGACACTACGTAAGGCATATCGTCAACAACGTAGAGCTTGGTCGCCAAGTATGGCATAGACGATAGTATGATGATAGACGATAACAGTTTTCAGACAATTTCTTATATATATAAAGCTAGACTAGATAAGGAGCTAAAATGATAGAAGACAAAATAAAAACACATAGACGCAATTTGCAAATGATATCAGGTATTGATAGACAATTAAAAGAATTGCAGTCGGCGATTTTCAATTTCTATACAGAAAATGAAGTCGTACAAGATAAGAAAAACAAAGTAGTTCAAGACGTTGCAAAACTACGTCAAGACTTAGAAGATGTCAGACTTATGAACTACGACATTACAAAGGGTATTATATAAATGATATACCTCAAACCAGATAAAGACGGGCGTCCACGTACACTATCAAGACAAGAACAAAAACGTCTTGCGTACAAGCGACGCCTATGGTTTGTAAAAAGACGTTATGATAATTTTATTGGTATGGATAAAATACCTTATAAGTATAGTCGCAATCAAGCAAAGCGACTATCAACAAGAGAAAGATTTTGGCTTGCAATAGCAGGTACACAATGATTATAGCGACGAGTCATACTCAATATGGACAAATAGTCGGTTTGTCTGGGCGTTATTCCTTTCACGTCGATATGGATTCGTCGCAAACTTCGCCTGTACAGGATACAGGGATTTTAAACATAAACAAAGGAGATTAGACTATGTGTGGTATATATGGTATAGCAAAGTCTCCGACGCCCTACACTAAGAGACAACACAAGGTTGTCAAAAAGGTGTTGCGTGAAATAGCAATAGATAGTCAGTCGCGTGGTTCTCACTCGTCTGGTATTGCTAAGGTCGGAACTAGCACTAGAATATATAAATCACTATTGCCGTCTGAGAAGTTTGTAGACTCCAAAGAATATAATGATGCAGTAAAGTCATTACTAGACTCATCATACATATTGCTTGGACATACACGCTTTGCGACAGAGGGAGCAATAGTCAAATCGAACGCACACCCATTTAGAGTCGGCGATGTCGTCGGAGCTCACAATGGTTGCGTTTACAATATTAAAGAAATGCAAAGTAAACTAGACAAACAATGTCCTGTAGACTCACAGCTTATCTTTAAGTCAATTAACGATAACGATAATATACAAGAAGCAGTCAAAGATTTTGATAGCGACTTTGCGTTATCATTCGTTAAGAAAAATCCAATGGTATTGTATCTATGTAGAGAGACAAATCGTCCTTTACACGTCGCATACATTCCCGAACTAAAAACGTTGTTCTATGCAAGTGAGGCGTCATTTATTAATGATGCTTTAATAATGCATAATTTAGACGCAGACGTTTATAGTCTTAACAAAAATACATTATATGCTTTTGATACGTCGAAGTTTGACGATATTAAAACTAATGTAGAAAAGACATTGTTCAAGTATGAGTCAAGAGTATACCAATGGAACATCAATCAATACCCGACGCAAAATCGTGGTTGGGGAGCCTTCAAAAGTGCAAGTCAAGTAAGCGACTATAACTCGCAACAAGAACTTGAATTTGATGATGACATAAATGATGATTGGTCAAAACAATGGCTTAATGACGAAGCGTTGGAACTAGCAGAGATATTTAATACTAGTCCAAATTCGTGGTTCTTTGACGAGTCAGACGACACTTGGTATTACGTCTGTCCTCACTCAGAAGAAGTATATAGTGAGGATAAGATGTTTCAAGACAAGTATGGAACAGATGTCTGGGAAGAAGTAGAGGTCGACAATGCCTCCTGAAGGACTTAGAAACCAGACAGAACCAGTCGAAATGGAACCTTCTTGCTGTGCAGACTGCAGTGAAGATGTCGTCGAAGACGGCAATCATTACACAGATTCAAGTGGCGACCCTTTGTGCGATAGTTGTGCAGAGAATTACGTCTCTTGTGAATGTGGAGAGAATGTACACCAAGAAGACGCTATGGAGTTTAATGGTCAATACTTCTGCGAACCTTGTTATGACGAACACGTAATATGTTGTCCATCTTGCGACTACGAGATGTGGCGTGACGATGCATTATGGTCAGACAGGTATGGCGACTATCTTTGTGATAGTTGTTATGATGAAGAAGAATACAATAGACAACCCGATTGGGAAGTTTATAGTCATACTTACGTCCAAAGCAGAACTGACTGGGTTCACCCTGATAGACATTTCTATACGAAAGACACTTTTTATTCGTTAAAGTCTAAAAGGTATGTCGGTCTAGAACTTGAGACTAACTTCAAATATGATGAGAGTTTTTCAGACGTTCAAGACGACTTAAACTTTTCACTCGGAAGAACAAGAAATACAGACGAGATAGAGAATTACCATGGTCTCGGTATGTCTAACTTTGTTTCCGACGGAAGTGTTACAAACGACAGACACCGATATGGTGGCGAACTTGTAATGCGACCAAGACGTGGAGATAGACTATTGCACGATACTAAGTTCTTTTGCAATCGTCTAGAAAACGAGTGGAATGCATATGCATCTTGGAAGACTGGACTTCACTTACATATAGATGTCCAAGACTACGACTGGATACATGCGTCAGTCTTAACACTATTTACTAAACTAATGGAGCCACATATTTATACGTGGTTGCCAAAGTCTAGATACTATGGTAGTGGTGGACAACGTTGGGGCAGACCAGTTTCACAAGCAGTCAATGATTTCAGATACGTTAGCGATAGAGACTCTTTTGTAGAGTTCTACTACGACAATGGTGGTTATACAGACGAAAAGTATAACGACAAAAGATATCATGGACTGAATTGGCATAGCCATTTCCAAGCCAATCAAGGTCTGGAAATACGATATCACTCAGGTACTTTGCAAATAGACAAAATCAAATACTGGACTAAGTTCTGGACACAAGTCGTGGACAGGTCTTATCAAATAGCAGAAGACATTAAAGACAATATGATTAGTTATTCAAGCTTTGGAGACACTGATATGTATAAGTCTTTATGGGTTAGTCCAACAGTAAATACCAAATTGTCGCAACTATCAAATAAGTATAGTTCATTTACTGACGTTGGTGATTCATCTGACGTATTTGATTATAGGAAAAAGTCTGAGGTATTACGACGATATCTCGGTCTGCCTAAAAAAGATAGACCATACCTATTACAACCTATGGTAAATTATTTGAGACATAGAGCAAATAGGTGTGTAATGTCGTTAGATAATATCTACGACTTGTTCGACATAGACGTTGATACAAGGTGCTACTTCCAAAAAAGGAAAGAGCAATTACACAATGCTATGGAAGAACATATAGCGACGAAATTCTACAACGACGTGTTTTCAGGCGTCGATTCCATTGTAGAGTTTGACAAAGAGACGTTGACATTTGAATACAAAGACATATTTAAAGATACGTTCCTACTTGTGAACGACGATAGATGTGTTGATTGGAAAGAAGTCTACGCCCAGAAACAAGATGTAGACTATGAGTTGCTACGTAGTTATACATTGTAAAGACAATCAAGATGGCGTCCGACAATTTTATGTCGGGCGTCGCTTGGTTTTTTTGATTTTATTTATGAAATTTTTACAAAAGCTCGACGATAAGCTCGATAGCAGACAACAAAGTTCTTGGAATTGTAAATTATTATTTATAATTTGTGGAGTAGAAATGTATATGAACAAAATTGCAGGCAGTCTATATAAACAATTAATGCTAGAAATAGGACTAGCGTCGGTATCCAATCCGACCTCCCTAACCTTGGCAAATACGTTTATTGGTCTGGCGACGCTGCCTGCAATACAACAATGGGAAATAAAATGAATGATACTATAAGTAAAAAAAGCGACCCTGCTTTTATTAAAATATATGTCCCTATTGCTCACGACGAAGAGACTGAGCTAGATGTATGGGATGTAGACTTTGCTTACAACGAGTTTGCTAATGCTATCAAAGAGTTTGAAACTGACAATGATATGCGTTATGACGCTTGGAATGATAAGCAAAGAGACTATATGAATGACCAAAGATGAGTTATCTTGGATTCATATCAGTTGAAAAGGGCGAGTCGTCTAAAGGTCTATGGGAACCAACGGTTGTTTGTAAGTGTGGCAATAGACACGAAGGCGACGAGCCAAAGATTTATGTTAAAGAATGTGAACAATGTGAGGGAAATATGATAAAATTATATGACACAGACTATCTTTTAAAGAATGCAAATAATGAATATGTGAAAGATATAAATGGACATTATGTAATCTATTCTGAAGGTGCTAGAGATGAGGAGATTATTCACGAGGGAGACGAGTGGATAAAGACGACAGAACTGCCAAGTGATATTGAGAAAAAAGTTATTAAACAATTGGAGTCGAAAAATGATTGACCACAAAGAAGGTGTTATAGAAATGATAGATACAGACGATATGATGGTCTGTGGATATTGTGGTATTGAAGAATTTTATATGGAAGATTGCGACTGCTCTGAAGAAGTTGTCACTTACTCTGAATTTAAAGAAAGTGTAGCAGAAGAGACTATGGGCAATAGAGATGAATACGATAGAATATTAGATGGAGGTAGGTGCTAATGAATACTATAAATATATTAGACGATACAAAGTATTTACAAGTTAAAGATATATATTTTATATTATACGACTTGCTAGATAGACTAGAAGAAAACAATGACGACGAAAGTTATGCAGAAGTAAAGAAAGCTATAAAACTTTTGACGTCTGTAATGCGAGGTATAGATGAGTAAAGTAAAAGACACTACGTGGTCTATAAAAGACGAAGGTCATCTTAATAAGAATAATATTATATT